GTGATCCCCCCGAGGCTGCCCCTGTTTCTGTTTCGAAGGCTGCTTATGCAGCACTCGACAAACGCCTCCTTGCGGAACTTGATCGCATCGCTGAGCGACGTCGAACGGGTGGAGCTGGCGCACAGGCTGACTGAGGACCCCGCCGTCGCACGGACCGTCTGGTTCGGATGGGACAATCATGGCCGCCAGGAGCAGCTGCTGCCCGCCGGCGACGACTGGATCGTTTGGCTCCTGCTCGCCGGCCGTGGCTTCGGCAAGACCCGAACCGGAGCCGAGACAGTCCGCGCCTTGGTGGAAGGCCATGGCGAGGCCGGATTGCGTATCGCCCTGATCGGGCCGACCGCCGGCGACGTGCGCAGCGTCATGGTTGAAGGAGAAAGCGGGCTTCTGGCGGTTCATCCGCCGGGCGAGGCACCGGTTTATGAGCCATCCAACCATCGGGTCGTGTGGAGGAACGGGACCATCGCGACCTGTTTTTCCGCGGACGAACCGCAGCGCCTGCGTGGGCCGCAGCATCATTTCGCCTGGGCGGACGAGCTGGCGGCGTGGCGGTACGCAGAGGATGCCTGGAACATGCTGATGCTGGGGCTGAGATTGGGCGACCGGCCGCGGGCCATGATCACCACGACGCCGAAGCCGCTTCGTCTGATCCGGGAGCTGGCGACGGCAAACACCACGTATCTCACCCGTGGCTCGACCTACGACAACAAGGACAACCTGGCGTCCACCTTCCTCAGCACCATCGTCAGCAAATATGAAGGCACGCGCCTCGGCCGGCAGGAGCTGAACGCCGAGCTGCTGGAGCAGGCGGACGGCGCGCTGTGGACCCGCAAGGCGATCGAGGATGCGCGCATCCCGTCCGGCAGTCAGCCTGAGCTGCGGCGCACCGTGATCGCGATCGACCCGGCCGTCACCACCGGCGAGAATGCCGACGAGACCGGGATCGTCGTTGCCGGCATCGGCTATGACGGGCAGGCCTATGTGCTGCGCGACGCCTCGGGCCGCTATACGCCCAACGAATGGGCAACGCGGGCGGTGAACCTCTATCGCCTGCACCGGGCCGACCGCATCGTCGCCGAGACCAACAATGGCGGCGAGATGATCGAGCTGACGCTGCGTACGGTGTGGCGCGAGGTTCCGTTCAAGCCGGTCAGCGCCAGCAAGGGCAAGCAGGCGCGGGCGGAGCCGGTCGCCGCGCTGTATGAGCAGGGGCGGGTCCGCCATGCCGGTGGCTTCCCGGCGCTGGAGGACCAGATGTGCAACTGGGAGCCGGGCAGCGGCGCCGGCTCGCCCGATCGGGTCGACGCCCTGGTCTGGGCGCTGAGCGAGCTGGTGCTGGAGCCGGGCAATGACGGGCTGATCGACTTCCTGAAGGACAGGGCCGGACGCGCCAAACCGCAAGACTAGGCCGCGCCCCGCCTGCTGCCTTATTGGACCATCGCATGGTGAGCCCTGCCGTCCAGCCGCCGATCCTCGGGCTGATGCGCGATGGCGCGATATAGACCCCACCCGGCGATCGCCGGGTGGAGATTTCGCCTGTCGCGAGCGACAGGTCTGCGCAAACCTGCAGGCGGGCGGCCGGCCGGCCATAAGCCCGCTCTAGTCAGCAAATTTTTCCAACAACCGAATGAGGCAGCTACCATGCCGAGAGCCGCAACGCTGGCGAAACCCGCCCAGCAGCAACAGGCATCGCCCGCCGATACCAAATCCGCCGCCTCACCCGCGCGGCATGACCTGGCCGAGCTGAAGATGGATCTGCGCGACGCCGAGCGCGCCGCGCTGGCCGCCCGCGCGCCGGTCGCCCGGCTGGAGGCGGAGATCGCCGACGAGGCCGCGGCCCGCGCGCTGCTGACCGAGCTGGACGGCGACTATGCCGCGCGCATCGCCGAATGGGCGGCCTCCGGCTCGGCCCCCGGCGCCGCGCCGGAGCCGAGGGCCGACCGGCACGAGGCCGAGGCGACGCTGGAAGCAGCGGCGCTGAAGGCGGAGGCGGCGCGCAACGCGCTTTCGGCCGTGCGCCAACGAATCGCCGCGGCCGATGCCCGGGTGGGCGAAATCAGAGCGAGCGTCCGGCCGGCCGTCGCCGTGGCGCTGCGCGAGGAGGGCGCGTGGCTGGCCGCCGAATATTGGCGGCGCTATGCCGATCTGGAGCAGGTGCGCCGCGAGCTGACCGCGCTGGACGAGATTCTGATCGCCGACTTCCCGATTGTCCACGGCCCGACGGGCCGGACGGTGATCGAATGGCTGTCGCCCGCGAAGCTCTCCGCCACGGCTGCACTGGACGCCGCCGAGGAGGCCTGCGCCGGGCTGGACGACACGGCCGAGTACGGCCGTTTCTGGCGCGCCCGCGCGGCGGAACTGGAACGGTGATACAGTCCCCATGCTGGACGGAAGAGGGCGGTTAATTTAATTTGTCGCCATGCCCATCGCCGCCACGCTGTCGACGCTGCTGAGCCGTCTCAAGGTTTCCCGGCCGGCCGAGAAAAAACCGGCCTGGGGCAGGCACAGCCATATCGACATGCTGGCCGAGGGCCTGGCCCGCGACCGCGAAGGCTGGGTGCTGGGCAACAATGCGATCCACCGCAACGGCGTCGACATCGCCTGGAACGGCCCCCTCACCGCCGCCGGCACCTCGGTTACGGTGAAGATGGACGGCCAACGATTTACGGTGACAGCGGACGAGACACGGAAACTGAAGGAACGGCTTGGGGAGTTTCTGGAAGCGAGAGCTAGTGGGTGAGATTAAGCCGCTGACATCTCTTCGCGGGATTTTCGCGCTCTGGGTAGTGTTATTCCATTTACATGCCTGGTCTGACAAACCGGATAGCCCTCTGATTATTATTGACCGAGGGTATCTGGGTGTCGATTTCTTTTTCATGCTGAGCGGGTTTATATTAGCCGCTCGACATGGTGCTGAATTCATATCTCCATATGATTTGAACACACATATCAACTTTTTGATTAAACGCTTTGGCCGAATGTTCCCTTTGCATTGGGCAGTGCTCTTGGTTGTCGTTGCATCGATGTCTTTCTTTGGAGAGCCGCTTTATTGGTGGACGCATATTGCATCTGAAGCCGCACTCATGCATCGATGGGATTTGTTTCATGTACCGCGAGCTGCTTTAAACGGGCCAGACTGGTCAATCAGCACAGAATGGGCCGCTAACATAGCTTTTCCAATTTTTATCTGGATAACAGGATTTAGAAATCGATCATCTTTATATGCCTCACTTAGCGCAGTATCATTTGTAGCCCTTGTGGTTTTCGCGGAGCGCAGACACGGAAATATGAATATCGCAGAGGCGAATTCCATGCTTCCATTGCTGAGATGTTTCGCTGAATTTGGGCTCGGGATTATCCTGTTTCAGTGGAGGCATTTATTTCGCCAAGTGAGCGGCGACTTTCCGGCTCTCGGAATATCGGCTCTAATTCTGGCTGGCTTGTGGCTTAGATACGATCTCTTGGTCGTATTTTTCATGATTCCCCTACTCCCTGCGCTAGCGCTTAACAAGCAATTGTTTGCAACAACCTTATCTAGAGCGCCGTTTTATTTTCTTGGGGTCGTATCGTACTCGATATATCTGATACAAATACCGATCATAACAACGATTGATAGATTTCTGGTGGGCTCGTCGTTCGCCAGTGTAGCCCATTGGCTAATAATGCTTCCAATTGTTGCATTCGCTGCTCTCACTTATCGATTTATTGAGAAGCCTGCTAACCGGCTCTTCAAGTCATTTAGCGCCAATCTTGCCAGCCGATCCCTAGAATACAAACAGTCGAATACCGGCTCTAATCAATAAAGCTAATTTTCGGGATCGACATTCCCGCAGGCCTCGCCCTCAGGTGCGATTTAATCCAGGCGAACGCATAGCGAGTCTGCAGACTTTGTAGAGCCGCGCGTTTTAGCAAGGTGCTGCTTATCATCGACCTCAAGGGTGACCTATGACCGTAGTTTGTTCTGAAAACTTCGATGGTACGGGCGTTGGCACCCTTCCCATTGGCTGGACGCCCATAGGAGGGACCGCCTGGGCTGTGCAAAGTACGACGGTGATATCCGGGCCTAATGCCCTTGGATGTTCATCGCCTGATAGCGCTGTTATTCTGTTTACTGGTGCCACATCCTTAACGGACATGGAGGTCCGCTGGGATATCAAGCCAAACTCTGGCTCCAGCTTCATGGGGGTCATACTCAGGGCGTCGTCGAATGCTCAAGACGGCTACTTCGTGATTCCGGAGAACGCGGGAAGCCTCAACGGCAATTGGCACATTTTCAAAGTTGTTGCTGGCGTCTCGACCTCCATTAATACGTCTTCAATCTCCGGTTTGTCCGGAGCGGTGAGCGTAAGGGCGCGCATCCAAGGTTCGACGATATCCGCTAAAATCTGGAGTCAAGGAGCAAGCGAGCCAAGTGGATGGTCTATTCAGCAGGTCGATTCCTCCATTACCGCCCCCGGCTATCCTGGCCTCTATAACCAGGGCGCCACGCCCAATGCGGGGGCGGACAACTTCACCCTCGACGACCTCCAGTCCTCGGCTACCGATTTTACCCTCACCCCATCGTCCCTGACCACCAATCCCGGGTCGGCTACGGGCAGCTATACGATCACGCCGAACGGCACGCCGTCCGCATCGACGACGATCGCGCTGTCGGATGGGGGCGCCGGCGGAGCGTTCAAGAATGGCGGCGGGACGACGATCACGTCGCTGACTTTTACCAGCGCGGCCGGGCAGACCTTCACCTATACGCCGGCCGGCGGGGCGACCAGTTCGCCGATCACGCTGACTGCGACCGCCAGCGGTGGGTTCGGTGCGACGCATACCGCAAGCTGCGTGCTGAATATTCCCGCGACGGATTTCTCGGTGACGCCCTCGTCGCGGAGCGCCACGCCAGGATCGGCGACGGCGGCCTACAGCGTCGCGCTGAACGGGACGCTGTCGGCCAATGTGGTGGTCGCGCTATCGGATGGCGGGGCTGGCGGCACGTTCAAGAACAGCGGCGGGGCGACGATTGCGTCGCTGACCTTCACCTCGGGCAATGCCGGCACGGGGCAGACCTTCACCTACACGCCGCCTGGCGGATCGGCGGGCGAGACGATCACGCTGACGGCGACTGGATCGGGCGCGTTCTCGGCTGCGCATAGCGTCTCCTGCTCGGTGAGCTCGGGCCCGCTGACCATTCCCTGCACTGACGGGCATTTCTTCTTCTCGCCCGGTAACTGGGACCATCTGGCGCCGGGGACGTTCGGGGTCGCGTCGCACACAATGCAGGCGAGCGCGCCCGGCGCCTATGTGAAGTTCGCCGTAACCGGCACGGTCAACCTGTCGCTGGGCATCGATACCGCGCCGCTCGCCGGCTACAGCGTGCCGCCGACCGTTCGATACTCGATCAACGGTGCGAGTTGGGCGGATGTCAGCCTGACGAACCAGAACTCGATCGCCCTGTCGTCGTCGCTCGGCCCCGGCACGGTCAACCAGGTCGAGGTCTATTTCATCAACAGCTCGACCACCGACGGCACGGGCATCCGCTGGGGCTCGTCCGGTGTGAGCCCGACCGACGTCGTGCGCATCACCGGGATCACGATCGACAATGGCGGTGCGATCTCAGCCTATGGCGCGCTGAAACCCAAGCGGGCGCTGATCTACTCGGACTCGATCGGCGAGGGGCAGCATGTGCTGTCCAGCGGCGCCAACGATGCGCTGCAGGCCTTTCCGACCGTGCTCGCGCTGACCATGAACGCCGAATACGGACAGGTCTGCTATGGCGGGCAGGGGTTCGAGACGATCGGGAATGTCGGCATTCCGCCGTTCATGAGCACTTATAGCCTCTACAGCGCCGGCCGCGGCCGGAGCTTCGCCGGGCTGGACTATATTTTCGTGGTCCATGGCGGGAACGACGCGCGACAATCGACGCCGGTGGCGGGCAGCACGATCCAGGCCGATGTGGCGACCCTGCTGCCGAGCCTGAGGTCACTGGCCGGATCCTCGACCGACATCTTCATCTGCACCGCGCCGTTCGGCGGCTATGCCTCCGATCTGGAAGCGGCGGTCGCCGCCTACAAGACGGCGCATGGGGACGATGCCGTGCATCATCTCGATGCCGGCGCCTATTTCCCGGACGGGACTTTCACCATCACCTTCGGCGGCACGACCGAATGGACCTTTGACGGGGTCCATCCGAACATCTATGGCAGCGCACGCTTCGGCGCCGCTTTGGGGGCGGCCGCGCTCACCGCGCTGGGCGGGGGTGGCGGCACGACAATCGTCAATGCCGGCTGCTCGCGTGCCGCCGTCGCCAACGCTTAACCGGAGACCCTCCTCATGCAGCTGATCCTGAACGGCGATACGCGGCCGATCCTGTTCTTCATGGCGCAGTCGTCCGACCATATCTCGCCCCTGACCGGCGCGGCGCCGACGGTCACGATCTCCCGCAACGGCGGGGCCTTCGCCGCCCCGGCCGGCGCGGTCGCCGAGGTCGGCAACGGCTGGTACCGGCTGGTGCCCGCCGGGAGCGACGCAACGACGGACGGTGTCCTGCTGCTGCACGCCACTGCCGGCGGCGGCGATCCGGCCGATGTGAAGGCGCAGGTGGTGGCGTTCGATCCCTATGCGGCGGCGCCGACGCTGGGTGCGATCCTGGACGGTGTGCTGAATCAGGCGCTGGCCGAAAGCTACGCCGCCAACGGCCAGCCGGCGACCCTGACGCAATTGCTCTACGGCATCGCCGCGATGATGGGGAACGTCTCGCAAAGCGGCGCCACCATCACCGCCAGCAAGCTGGACGGGGTGACCCCGGCGATGACATTCACGCTGGACAGCGCCACGGCGCCAACGACGCGGCGGCGGGCGGCTTAGGCTTGCATGTTAAGGCCCGCTGACGATATTACCTTATTCGGTAATCATCGATCCGAGGGCGTGCTTAATGGACATCACCAAAGATATTCAGCCGATGACGACTTTCCGCAATAACTCTGCGGAAATCATGCGGCATCTGAAGGAAACTAAGCGCCCCGTCGTCCTCACGGTGAACGGCAAGGCCGCCGCTGTTGTACAGGATGCCGAGGCTTATCAACGACTTTTGGACATCGCTGCGGAGGCGAGCGCTTCCGAAGGTATCCGCCAGGGGCTGGAAGATCTGGCGAACGGCCGTACGCGTCCGGCGAGAGAAGTTTTCGACGAGATGCGCACGGAATATGACATACCGCGTTGAGTTGACCGCGCGTGCTGGCCGGGACCTAAGGCGCCTCTTTCAAACCATCGGCGCCGCCGACTCAGCGCAGGCAAGGCTGTGGTTTGATGGGCTGACCGATACGATCCTCAGCCTCGAAAACTATCCTTCGCGAGGGTCGGCGACACCGGAAAGTCGAAGCCTGAGACATCTGCTCTACGGCAGTAGTCGGTACGTTTATCGAATCATCTATTCAATCGACGAAGGTCATGCGCGGGTCACTGTTGTCCACATCCGCCACGGATCGCGTAAATCTGTGAAGCCCAACGAATTCTAAGGCAGGAAATATCGTCCGGCCGCTGAGCCGTGCTGCCGCGCACCTGCTCGTAAATCTGCATCCGCGTCACCATGCGCATCGACTCGATGGTCGAGCCCTCGCAGGTGGTACCGGAGACAATCTGCAATCTGTCTCCAACAACCCGCTTTCTGAAAACTCAGGAGACCGCCATGCCCGCTTGGCCGATCACATTGGGGTTGGGGCAAGGCGGGCCTGTATCGGCTTGCCTGGCCGGGCTCAAAGGCGGGGGAATCGCGCTCAATCCCAGGCGGGTGTTGATACCGGTGTTTTCCTCCGGCTATGCCGGGCGGGATTTTCCGGCGCTGTCGGCGTTGGCCGACGATGCGTTCGCCATCGATCTGCGCTGTGCGCTGGATGTCGGGGATCGGCTGGATTCGGATACGCTGCAGACCTTGTTCTTCCCGGTCGATGCGCCGGCTGAGGGTTATGCCGACGCGCTGGATGGCGAGCCCATTCTGATGGGTACGATCGCCGCCCAGGCGATCGCGCAGCCGCCCAAGGGTCGATACGCACTGGGTTTCAGCTGCCGGACGGTGAACGGGCGGACGATCCAGATCCATTCCTTCTTCGATGCCATGGGGCTGCCCGATGCCGCTTGAGGGGAAATTGACGCCGCTGACCGGGCCGGTGCAGCCGATGCCGGGCTTTCTCGCCCGGGCCGGCGCCGGGCTGCGCTATGCCATCCGCGGCGTGGCGCCCAGCGACTGGTTCGGGCCGCTGCAGCCGTTGGCGCCGGTCGATCCGGTATTCACCGAGCCGCGGCGGTTCGATTACCGCTCCGGCCTCAACATCCAGTACCAGCCGCGCGGCGAGGAGGGTGTCTCCTTCGCGCAGATGCGGGCCCTGGCCGATAGTTACGACGTCCTGCGGCTGGTGATCGAGACCCGCAAGGACCAGGTCGAGCGGCTGCGCTGGAATATCAGACCGAAGGTCGGCGCGGGAAAACAGACGCAGGGCGCTGTTGCGGCGATCGAGAGCTTCTTCCGCAAGCCGGACGGCGTCCATCGCTGGGGCACGTGGCTGCGCATGGTGCTGGAGGACCTGTTCGTCATCGACGCGCCGGCCCTCTACAAGGCGCGCAGCGTCGGCGGGGCGCTGCTGGCGCTGGAGCCGGTGGACGGGGCGACGATCAAGGTGCTGATCGACGACCAGGGCCGCACGCCGATGCCGCCCGACCCGGCCTATCAGCAGGTGCTGCATGGCGTGCCCAAGGCGGATTTCGACCGCGACACGCTGATCTACCTGCCGCGCAACCCGCGCACCGCCAAGATCTACGGCTTCTCGCCGGTCGAGCAGATCATCACCACGGTCAATATCGCGCTCCGCCGCCAGCTGGCGCAGCTGCAATATTTCACCGAGGGCAACATGCCCGAGGCGCTGATCGGCGTGCCGCAGAGCTGGACGATGGAGCAGATCGGCCAGTTCCAGGACTATTGGGACACGATCCTGGCCGGCAATTCGGCCGAGCGGCGGCATGCCAAGTTCGTGCCGTCGGACTTCCGTTATCAGCCGATGCGCGACCCGCCGCTGAAGGACGATTTCGACGAATGGCTGGCGCGGATCGTCTGCTACGCATTCTCCGCCTCGCCGGCGCCCTTCACCCGCCAGATGAACCGGGCCACCGCCGACAATGCCCAGGAGATGGCGCTGGCCGAGGGGCTGGGGCCGATCATGCTGTGGGTCAAATGCCTGATTGACCAGGTGATCGAGGAGGATTTCGGCTGCCCGGACCTGGAGTTCGAATGGGTCGACGAGAAGTCCGACGACCTGATGCGCCAGGCCCAGATCACCGACATGAAGGTGAAGTCGGGCCTGAAGAGCATTAACGAGGCCCGCGCCGAATCCGGCCAGGACCCGATCCCCGGCGGCGACACCTTGCTGATCTATACCGGCGGCGGCGCCGTGACCTTGGAGAGCGTGCTGAAAGGCGCCGCCACACAATCCCAGAACGGAGACAACGCATGAGACTCTACGCACCGATCGCCAAGATCGACGAGGCCCAGCATATGGTTTTCGGCTACGCCTCGACCGAGGCCTTGGACAGCCAGGGCGAGATCGTGAAGCGCGAGGCGTTGGAGGCGGCGCTGCCCGACTACATGCGCTTCGCCAATATCCGCGAGATGCACCAGCCCTCGGCCGTCGGCGTCGCCACCGAGGCGGAGATGGACGAGCGTGGCCTGTATCTGGCCGCCCGCATCGTCGACCCCACCGCGTGGGAGAAGGTGACGGGCGGCGTCTACAAGGGCTTCTCGATCGGCGGCAGCGTGGTGGCGCGGGACAAGGTGCAGAAGCACGTGATCACCGGCGTGAAGCTGTCCGAGATCAGCCTGGTCGACCGGCCGGCCAATCCGGAGGCGGTGTTCACCATGTACAAGGCTGACGACGTCTGCGGACTGGGCAAGGTGGGCGCACGCAACTCATCCGCCGACCTGTCGATGATTCAGGCGATCCATGACCAGGCCGTCTCGCTCGGCGCCTCATGCGACGGCTGCGCCGCGGACGATGACGATACTGGCGAAGACGATACCGAGATGGCCGACAAGATCGCCGGCCTGATCGCGGAGCGCGACGCGCTGAGAAAGGCGCTGGCCAGTCTGCCGGCCGAGCGCAAGGCGGCGCTGAAAGCCGTGCCGATCGAAAAATCCGCCGACCGCCTGGGCGGCGTCCCCCGCGACGAGCCGGTCAGCACCGATCCGGTCGAACTGGCCAAACTTGCGCTGCGCCGGCCGATGACATTGGGGCAGATCGAGCGGCTGGCGAATGGGTGAGTTCAAATCCCCTCGCCCGTGAAACGGGAGAGGGAGGGACCCAGCCGCAGGCTGGGAGGGTGAGGGGGTTTTCAGTTTCGAATATTGCGGTGAAGCACGCGAAACCCCAGAGTCCCCTCACCCTCCCGTCCAAAGCGACGGGCCCCTCCCTCTCCCGCGTTGCGGGCGAGGGGCTCTATGCCGCCTCCGCGTATTCCGTCAGTTGGACGAACGCAGCCAGCAACCGCCCATACAGCACAGTCTCTACCTCGCAGAACCGCCGCAACCGACCAAGGTCGAGTTCGCCCAACCCGCGCAATCTTTCCGCCATGTCGGTCAGATGCCCAGCCTCCTCGGCCAGCAGGCTTTTCAGCGACACCAGGCTCCCGGCTCTCACCAGCGCCGCCTGATACAGGCGATAACCCCACACGGCGCGGAATTCGATGACCATGGACATGGTGAGGTAGACGGCGCGCGGGTGGATGTTCGCCGGGAAGGCGCGGACCATTTCCGCCTCCAGCCGCTGGAAATAGCGGCGGGCGGCCAGGGGCGCGATCATATCGGCCGGGCTGTATTCCAGCGTCCGGCCGGCCTCGCGGTTGGCGTGGCGTTTGAAGAAGAAGGCGTGGCGGGTTTCCTCGGCCAGGTGCTTCAGGGTCGGCTGGTCGATGTGGGGCCCATGCTGGGTCGCCATGATCTTGTGGCTGCCCATATGCTCCAGCAGCGACAGCGTGTTCATGAAGCGCGCATGGGTCGGCCGGTCGGCGATGAAGCCGGCCAGCATCGCCTCGGTGCCGGGAACCAGATGGGCATTGGCGCGGTCGAACTCGGCGACCAGCGTTTCGATATCGGATTGCATACTCGGTACTCAACTCAGAACGTCACCGCTTGGTAAGCCAACCCGCGCGGCGCGCACAACCGCGCCAGGGTGCCGCAGGCGGTCAACTTATTCCGGCCGGTGAAGCCCGCCATCCGGAGATTTCAACGCGCCCTTGGGCAAGGCGAAGGGAGCGCCGGGAGGCGCCCTGTCCCCATAGATGGAGCCTCAATTCATGAACGGCACGACGACCGCGGAGACGCTGGCGCTGGTGAAGGATGCGCTGGCCGGCCCCGATATCCTCAACAAGACGATCACCACCGGCACCGGCCTGGTCGCCTACGACCTCCAGGCCTCGGCCAAAAACCTCTATCCGGCGGCGACACCGATCCGCAACGTGCTGCCGCGCGTCGGCGGCGGCACCGGCACTGCTACCAACTGGCGGCAGGTCAACGCGATCATCGGTTCCGGCTGGGACGCGATGGGCTGGGTGCCGGAAGGGCAGCGGTCCGGCCGGATGAGCTATTCCACCTCCACCCGCTCCGCCTCCTACGCCACCGTCGGCGAAGAGGATTCGGTGACGTTCGAGGCGGTGTCGGCTGGCCAGGGCTTCGAGGATGTGCAGGCGGTCGCCACCATGCGCCTGCTGCAGAAGATGATGCTGAAGGAGGAGAACGCCTTCCTGGGCGGCAACGGCACCCTGCAGCTAGGCACGCCGGCGACGCCGTCGCTGTCGGCCGGCGGTTCGAGCGGCACCTTGCCGGCGGCGACCTATTCGGTGATCGCGGTGGCGCTGACCTATGAGGGTTTTCGTAACTCCAGCCTCGCCGCCGGCATCGCGACGTCGAAGAGCATCACCGGGGCGGACGGCAACAACTTCACCTTGAACGGCGGTTCCTCGGCGCCCTCGGCCGCCGCGACCCAGGCGGTGACATTGGGCCAGATGCTGTCGGCCAGCGTCACGCCGATCACCGGCGCCATCGCCTATGCCTGGTATGTCGGCACGGCCGGTTCGGAGAAGCTGCAGGCGATCACTACGATCAACAGCACGACCTTCTCCGCGCCGCTTTCCACCGCCACCCAGGCGGCGACGGCGATCACCGCCGATTGCTCCGCCAATCCGGGGCTGGCCTATGACGGGCTGATGACCTCGGCCTTCAAGTCCAGCTCGGGCGCCTATGTAAACTATCTGGGCACGGGAACGGCCGGGGCCGGCACGGCGCTCACCAGCTCGGGCCGCGGGTCGGTCAATGAGATCGATCTGATGCTGGAGAAGATGTGGGACCTGTACCAGGTGAGCCCGACGGTCCTCTATGTGAACAGCCAGGAGCAGCGGAACATCACCAACAAGGTGCTGTCGAGCGCCTCGGCGCCGCTGCTGCGCTATACCACCGACGGGCAGGATCCGTTCGCCATCGTCGCCAACGGGGTGGTCGAATATTACTACAACCCGTTCGCGCTGGACGGCGGTTACAAGATCCCGGTCAAGATCCACCCGTTCATGCCGCCGGGCACGATCGTCGGCTGGGCCGAGAACCTGCCGGCGCAGTACCAGTCCTCCAACGTGCCCAACGTCGCCGAGGTGAAGACCCGGCGCGACTATTACCGGATGGACTGGCCGCTGAAGACCCGCGCCTATGAGTTCGGCGTCTATGCCGAGGAGGTGCTGGCGGTCTATGCGCCCTTCGCCATGGGCGTGATCGGGAATATCGCCAACGGCTGATCCCTGAAGTCCGCAATCGGGCCGGTTTCGTGAGGAACCGGCCCTTTTCTTTTTGGAGGTGCCGATGGCGAACGGCGATCTCGTCTCCATGGCCGAGGTGAAGGCCTATCTGGGCGGCGACCTGCAATCCAATGACGATGCCGTGCTCGCCCGCCTGATCTCGGCGGCCAGCGCGTTCTTCATCACCGCGTGCGGCCGGCCGATCCTGGAGCATGCCTACAGCGAGCTCTATGACGGCAAGGGCAATGGGCGGCTCTATCTGCGACACACGCCGGTGACGTCTGTAACGTCCCTCAGCATCGACGGCGCGGCGGTGCCCCAGGCGAATGCGCCGGGCGAGTCCGGGTGGCGGCTGAACGGCAATATCGTGCTGCTGTTCGGCCACTGGTTCGGGCGCGGGCTGGTCAATGTCGCTGTGACCTACACGGCCGGTTATGCCGCGCCGCCGGCCGATGTGGCCGAGGCGGTGATGGAGCTGGTGGGGCTGCGCTATCGCGGGCGGGATCGGCTGGGCAAGACGTCCGAAAGCATCGGCGGCATGGCGACGACGTCCTACACACAGAAGGATGTCAGTCCCTTCGTTGCCAGCGTCATAGCGCGTTACACACGGGTGAACCTGGCATGATCGACGCGACTTTGAATGCCGATGCCGTGCTGGATCGCTTGGGCGCGCTGCCGGACAAGATGGAGAGCACGCTGCGCGGGGCTGCTTCCGACCTGATGATCAGGCTGCGCGATCGGGTGGATACCAATCTGGCCGGCGGGGTCCTGAAGGCGCGTAGCGGTGCGCTGCGCGCCTCGCTGGCGGCGAGCCTGAAGCAGACGGACGGACTTGCCGCCGGGGTGAGCGCGACCGCGCCCTATGCCGCCTTTCAGGAATACGGCTTCAGCGGCAGCGAAAGGGTGCGCGCGCATCTGCGGCGCGTGACCCAGGCTTTCGGCCGGCCGATCCGGCCGGTGATGGCGCAGGTCGGCCCCTATAGCCGCACGGTCGACTACCCGGCCCATTCCTATCTGCGCAGCGCCCTCGCCGATCTGTCGGTGGATGTCCGAACCGGAATCGAAGCCGCGGTGGCGGGAGCGCTCTCATGAATCGTGAAGCCATCCAGGCCGCCCTGTTCGCGCATCTGACCGGCAACGAAACCGGCCTTACCGACCTCAGGGTCGCCAGCCGGCGGCTGAAATCGCCCCAGGATGTCGGCGCCGGCAACTGCCCGGCTTTGTTCCAGATCTACAAGGGCGAGACGGTCGAGTGGAGCGGGATGCAGCCGCTGAAGCGGACGATGCATCTCGACCTCGTGCTCTATGTCCATTCCGGCGACAAGAGCTTCCCGACCTCGTCGCTGCTGAATCCGATGCTGGATGCGATCGAGCAGTCGTTCGGCGCCGGCGATCCCGCCCAGGTGCTGACCCTGCGCGGCCTGGCGCGCCGAGTCACGATCAACGGCCGCATCGAAACCGACGAAGGGCTGCTGGGCGAATACGCCTATGCCGTCGTGCCCGTCGACATCCTCACACCCTGAAACGTCCAACCCCAAGGAGACATCATGACCGAGAACACCCCGCCGGCGGCGGCCACCCCGACCGCGCCCGTCACCCTCCCGGCCGTTCCGGCCATCGAGGCCGCCATTGCCCGCTGGTTCAACGACCATATCGTGGGCTCGCCGGTCGCCAAGTCGGTCGAGGCCTACAACCATGTCCGCTCGGCCCTCGGCGCGCTCAGCTCCGCCATCGCGTCGATCAGGGAGATCTGAGCATGACCCAATATGCATTCGGTCTCGGGGCGTTGATCGCGCTCCGCACCGATACGACGCCGCCGACGCCGGCGCAGTTCGGCACCCTGCAGGAGGTGCAACTCGATCTCAGCTTCACCGTCAAGGAGCTGACCGGGCAGTTCCAGGCGCCGGCCGCGCTGGCCCGCGGCGGGCTGAAGATCACCGGCAAGGCGAAGGCGGCCAAGATCAGCGCCGCCAATTTCAACAACATCTTCTTCGGCCAGACGCAGTCCACCGGAAACACGCTGATCCAGGTGAACGAGGCCGGCACTGTGAGCGCCGGCGGCAGCCACACGGTCAATGTCGCTAATAACGGCGCCATCACCGATCTCGGCGTTGCCTATGCCGCGACCGGCGCGATGCTGATCCCGATAACGGGCAGTCCGACGGCCGGGCAGTACAGCGTCAACAAAACCACCGGCGTCTATTCGTTCAGCGCCGCCGATGCGAACGCCGCCGTGCTGATCACCTACAGCTACAGCAGCACGGCTGGAACCAGCCTGTCGCTGAGCAACCAGCTGATGGGCTCCGGCCCGACCTTCAGCCTGGTGCTGAGCGAGCAGTACCAGGGCAAGCTGCTGAACCTGCAGTTGAATTCGGTGATCGCGCCCAAGCTGGCGCTGGCCTTCAAGAGCGAGGACTTCATGGTTCCCGAATTCGACTTCCAGGCCTCGGCGGATGCGGCGGGCAATATCGGCAATATCTGGCTGAGCGAGTAAGCATGACCGACACCATCACGCTGGGCGGCCGCGACTATCCCGTCGCGCCGCTGAAGTTCCGCGACCTGAAGCGGATACTGCCGCTGTTCCTCGAGCTGGGCATCGACAGCGAGGCCAAGCTGGAGGCGCAAGGCGATATCGTCGCTGCGGCGATCGCCACCGCCGATCCGAACTTCACCCGCGCCGCCTTCGACGACCTGTCGCCGACGGTGACGGAGCTGCAGAGGGCGGTCTCAACCGTCGCGATCCTGTCCGGCCTGGAGCGGCGGAGCCCCGTACCGGGGGAAGCGCCGGCGGCGAGCCCGTCCGCTGGGGCGACATCTACGGGCTGATTGCCACGGCCTGCGGCTATCGCTGGCAGGACATCGACGAGATGACCCTGCCGCAATACCGCGAGCTCGCCGCCTATTGGCAGAAATTCCCACCGATACATCTTTTGTTCTCGAATTCGGTCCGTTATAAAGGCGACGGAAGCAGAACAAACGATCTATCGGACCTGATGGCCGTTTTCGGCAAGGGAGGGAATTTTGCGAAATCTTGAAGCCGGCGCGATCATGATCGCGGCGCTATCGCTTACATCATGCAGGTTCGGGCCAAGCCCGGCCGCCGTCATGCTCGACAATCAGTGGGCCGCCGCAAAAGCCGCGGAAGAAGCATGGATCAAACCTTACGTAGGCAACTCCTATTGGATCGCGCAGAGAGCCACCCTGCGAGTTTGCGAGGATGAGGAGTCAAAGCGCAACTGTGTCGAGCGTTCAGGCCATTTCAGGGTCGACGGGTTTCATGAAGCCAACAGCAGGAACGCCATCCTGCATGTGACGTTCGACGACAGGCCTGCGGGCTATAGTTTCGTCTTTCGCAGTGAGGTGACCGATCACTTCGTGACGACGCCGCCAGCGCCCCTGCCACCGTCGCCGCCGCCGCCCGACACAACGATCTATCCCTCCTTCCTGGATCACCTCCCCAAAAAGGAGGCAGACGCGCGGCGCAAACGACAGGGCGTCAGGCTCGGCATGTATCAGAGCGAGGTCCTCGACAGCGCCTGGGGCGCGCCGCTCAGCAAGAAGGAGTTCCGGTCGAGCAGGGGTATCAGGGAAGAGTGGCATTACCCCCACGGCAATGCCCTCTTTTTCCATAACCGCGTGCTGGAAGGGTACGAGAAATAGTCGCAAGCGCCCTTCGGGGCGCCTTTTTCATGGAGTCCTCATGACCGGCAACCAGATCGAAATCGGCATCACGGTCGACGATGACTCGCTGAAGGCCAAGCTGGACGCGGCAGCGGCGAACGTCACCGCTACCTGTCAGTCGATCAAAGACAACCTGAAAACGCTCAGAGACCAGTTTGTCACCTTCAGGCAGGCCTTGGAGAAGGACGATGGCTCGTCGACGTGGCGTAAGGCCGAGGAAAATTCGTTCGCGGAGCAGGTCGCCCATGTGCAGGAGCTGCGGACGCTGAACCAGATCTCGGCCGATGAGGCGATCCGATGGCAAAAGCAGATCGAGGATGCGAAATACGAGACGCTGAAAAACGAGACTTACGACCAGAAGCAGCTGGATGAGCTGACCACGCAGCACTACGCCAAGCTGAGGCAGCTCGATCAGAAGGCGATCTCCGAATCGATGCAGGCCTGGCAGCAGATGCTGACGCCGATCAGCAATGCCTTCTCCTCCTCGCTCACCGGCATGATCACCGGGCAGCAGAATTTCCGCCAGGCCCTGGCCAATATCGGCAACGCCATCGTCAGCGATTTCGTCAATATGGCGGTCAAGCGCGCCACCAACTGGATTGCCGCCGAGCTCACCATGACCCAAGCCAGTGCGGCGGGCGATGCGGCGCGCGCCGCCTCGCATGCATCCGCGGATGCGGCCGGAAAAGCCGCCCAGGCGGCATCCGGTTCGGCGACGGTGTTCGGCGATGCCAACAAGGCGGCTTCGGGCGCCTTCAGCGCGGTCGCCGGCATTCCCTTTGTCGGCCCGATCCTGGCGCCGGTCGCCGCGGCCACGGCCTTTGCCGCGGTGATGGCCTTCGACGTGTTCTCGGCGCGGGGCGGTTTCGACATTCCCGCCGGCCTCAACCCGGTGACGCAGCTCCATGAGCGCGAGATGGTGCTGCCTGCCAGCATCGCCGATCCGTTGCGCGCCGGGCTGGCCGGCAGCGGCAGGCCGGCGGGT